TTAAGATGTCAATAGGTTGTACCACTATTTAGTCACCTGTTATATAGAAAGAGAAAAAGATCAATGCAATCAATAACTTTGGAGTTACCATATCCTCCAAGCGTCAATCATTACTGGGGACAATCAGGCAAAACAAGGTTTATTGGCAAGAAGGGCAAGGAGTTTAGGGCAGATGTTTTAGCTGTTTGTGTGAGGGAAAAAGTACGTGCAATGTCAGGAAGATTGAGTGTGCATGTGAATCTTTATCCGCCAGATAAACGGAAAAGAGATATTGATAATGTGCTGAAGAGTTTATTAGATGCCTGCGAACATGCCGGCTGTTATGTTAATGACTCCCAAATAGATGAGCTACATGTCATCCGTAAGGAAGTCATTAAGGGTGGTGCTTGCTTTATTACTATTCTGGAATTGTAAAGTTCTCTCCACGTTCAGCCATCAAACGGAAGTGATTTACATTATCCAAGATTTGATTCTTGAGGCCTTTGTAATAATTCATCTGTGCAGTTTTCTGTGCAGGTGACATCTTACTTGCTGGAAGATCTGCAATACGATTGATCTCACCATTCAAAGCTTTCAAGCCGGACTCTGATTGAGAAACATAATCATGCAATACGATTGTAGATTTATTCTCATTAAAGAATTTAGCAGCCTCATCTTGGCGTTGACGTTTCTGCAATGTCATCCAAGTGTTGTAGTCTTTATCTGATCTTTCCTTTAGATCATAGAAGCGCTCTTCTGGACCATGTGGAGTTTCTGGCAGGAACATTTGACCGATAACTGGGTTCTGACTCCAAACCTTCTCCGGCTTATCGCTTGTAAATAGATCACTGCCCCACATTGCTAATGCGCCTACTGTAGCAAACCATCCTTTAACTAAGTGGTCAGCTTGCATAGGATTTAATGCACCAAAGGTTGATGCACTGATCGTCTTACCAAGTTGAGATGTGCTTGAATTAAACTGTTCAAATGACTGTAAGTTTTCCATACCACGTGGCGTAATATGTCCACCAGTAAAGAAATCATGATCAGTAACAATCTCTAATGGTGTTCTCAAGCCAGCCGGAATTGGGTTTGGTCCAAGCAATGAATCTGCAGCTGCTGTTGTAATGGCTTTGCGTAATCGGTGCATATCCATTTCATTAGTAGTTCCCTTAGTCATGATGTAATTTAAAGCCATTTCAGGAATAGTTTTAAAGAACAATGAGTAAGAGGTAGACATTGGGATTTTATATCCGCCAATAATCCAGTTACGTGCTTTAGTCTGATCATCAAGTTTTTGATACTCAGGATCATTCATCTTCAACATAGCGTAGATCATTGCCAATGTAGTAAATGCAGCTGTGGCTTTATAGAATTGCGCTGCAGCCTTACCTTTACTTACTCCGGCTAATCTACGTCCAGTCATTGCATCACCAAGCACATCAATCTGGTTAGCAAACGCACCCATAAATGCTACAGTACGAACCTCAGCTTGAGCCAACTTGCTATTACCATGACGCATAAAGTCAATGATAGAGTTTGCAGCAAAGATTGCTTCAGTCTCACTACCTGTACGTTTCAATACTTCTTTGTAGATAATTCTACGTTGAGCGTAATCAGATGCATCACCGATATGATCTAGTGCTTTTAACAATGCAGAAGTAATGTTGTGGTTTTGAACGCCCATTGAAAGCGCAAAGTCCTTCTCAGCAGTACGTCCGGCTAATTGGAAACCACCAACACCATAGGATTTAAGAATCTTAACAATCGGATCATTAGGCATTAATGCAGATCCAAAGCTTGCCAACACCCTACCAGCAGCAAGCACTGGGTTCTTCAATCCTGTTACTGCAGCAGCTGTTGGCGCATCCTTAACTACTTGATATAGCTGGAAGAATGGGTTAATTGTTACACCACGTCTACCAAACTGCTGCATTGAACTTAGGAAACTCATCATTGGAAGTTCCATAGATTCCATGCCCAACATAGCCTGTGCCACATGTGGATCTTTAATCTCAATAATGACACGTTTACCATTGATAAGAATGTTAGTGCGTAAGGAACCATCCGGCATTAAACCTTCACGTGGGAATACAGCAAGCTTACCATTGGCTTTTTTGGTACCAAACTGAGCTGCTATTTTTAATGCTGCATAGTTACGTGCTGAGTTACGTGTCATCATCATCACGTTGTTTACCATGTTACTGATAATGTTGTTGATCTGTTTGTCTACAACACCTCTAGCAAACTTCTTCTCTTTAGATACATTAGATAAGCCGGAAATGCTACTAGAAGGCGCATGAAGCTCTTCTGTATCATCGGTAATACGTGACCAAGGCACATAGTCTTTTATGCTCTTTAAATGCGCTCCACGCTCTTTGCTCATCACTCCACCAAAAACTAGGTTATCTAGCATGTTGTGGTTTACTGCAGTCCAGTTATCCATAATCTGACGAAGCTCAGGATATGCTTTTTCTTTAGCAATCATTCTATCAATGGCTTCATCATTAATAATAGGGAAGCCTTTGCGATCACGAATCACTTTGCCATCAGCATCTCTGAGTAAGAAGTATGATGGGATCTTATCACGATAGATGAACTCAATATTCTTAAGATCTTGTGAGGCTTTCTCAGCATCTTCACCACTAGTAATTTGACGTTCATATTCTGCTTGGCGGTTCAAGAATTCATTCTGAATACTTCTAGCACGTTTAGCTTCTAAATATGATTGCATTAATGTAGAGCCGGCATCTTTGCCTAACTTCCGGTAAATTGCTTGTTCTGCTAGGAAAACGTTACGCATTGAGAACTTATCTGCTATCGCTTTAAACATTTGTGATGCATGATCAAATACTAATTTACCTTGCAACATGACTGCAGATGCAATATGGCCTGAATGCAATGCATTCATTTGTGCAACTGATGCAATAGCTACCTTATGGATCTTATCAGCAGAGTCTCTTACTTCCTTGAATAGTTTATTGCCAAACATTTTAGCTTCAGCTTTTTCAAGACCTATACCACCATAGATAAATCCAGTTTGGAAATTAGTCAGTGAATCATCTAATCCGCTAACCATTTTATTCACAGACTTCTTAGGCTCAGCTAGTCCTTTAAGAATATCTTTAAGATGTCCAATGCCACTTGTAAACTTCTCACCTAATGTATCAGCGCCATGATGCACTGCTTGTGGAATGCCTAGATCATCAAACTCATCTTGTAAGTCTTTAGCTTTCTTGCGATCAAAGTTTCTGTATTCACCTTCTTCTGCAAGCATATGATTTGTAACGAATTTACCATCACCTTTTTGCAAACTGTCCAATGCTCTGATAATAGATGCATCTGACTTAAAGCCAAAGAATGATTTAACTTTTTCACCAAACTCACGTAGCCAGTTACCTAAGCGATTAACAATCCCTTTGTTTATAGCTGCAAAGCGATTAGCCATAATGTCTGAACCATTGACAGCCCAGAACTCAGATGGGTTATAGTTTTGATAATGTTCAATATCTACATCACCATTAGCCAATGCCTTACGTACATCTTCACCGGCTTTTGTATCGCCTTCTAAGTGGTACTTAACTAGATTGTCATAGAATTTCTTAAGTGCAGGATCATCACCTTCATCAGCAGCTTTTTTAGCTTCAATGAAACTATCTACCCACGCTTTACGAATAGCTTTACGAATAGGTTCCGGCATCATTCTTTCAAGATGGTGCAAGATTTCATGGATAGGTGTTACATCACTAGCAGAACCTTTCATTAGTACCATGATTCTAGCCATTGAATTATACAATCCGGATGCCATCTCACCTTCTTTGGCAGAGCGAATAGTTATGCCAAGATCATCCACAAGCTGTGGGTTCTTATTAATAAACCATTCAACTAAACGTACAGCCTCTTTGGTGATCTCACCTTTGCGTAATGCCTTTTGGAGTTTCTCTTTAAGGATCTCAGCACCACGTACACGTTCTCTATAGGTACCGGGCTTCTTAGTAAAGTCTAAGATTTCTTTTACTCTGTTAGCAAACTCTTCAGAAGTTATCTTACCTTTTTCATATAAGCGCTTGATTCTATTAATTTCTACACGCAATGATGGTGAGCGCTGCGCTTCTTCTTCAGTAACAGAATATGGCGTATCGTGGCCTGGAAGTTCTTCCGGCTTAGGTTCGTGAGGCTTAGCTCTCTTTTCAATGCTGAAAGGAATGAAGTCTGGATCTGACCATTTATCTTCTTCTGCTGTACGCTCTTCTTTGGCAAGTTCTTCATCACGTTCAAGTTCATCAGCATACTCTTGAACTGCATCATCTCTTGCGCTGTCTAATGCGTCCCTTACTTCATAAATAACGTCATCAGCATACTGCTCTCTGTCGCTAAGCGCTTCATAAATATCTGACGGATCTTCAATGATGCCTTCTTTTTCAAGCTTATGAACAAAGCGTTTGATCTGTGCTTTAGTTTCCAATTCACCGCTATCAATTTTTTGGATAGCTTGGCCAATAGGCCCTTCATCAACATGAGCTTCTGCCTTAGCTTGTCTTGCTTCATAAGCAGCTTCATCATCAATTTCAGCACGGCTTTCTGGATGCGCTTTAGAATGAGTTACATCTTCAAGAATTTCCATTCTATCAACATAATGATAGCCATCATTTTGAGTACGTACTTCTATTCTTCCATCAGGTAATTTTCTTGTAATGGTGCCAGTAATAACATCTTCAGTCCCTGGCTTTTCTATTTTAACCATATTGCCAACATCATTTTTGTTGACTTCTTTAGGCGCTACTTCTTCTGGCTTAGCACCAAACATATCCTGTGCACCATGAGCAGCTGCTACATCAGCCGGACGATTGCTTCCTGTTAAACCAAACTCTTCTGGTGCTGGAGCGTTAGCCTTCTTAGCTTCTTCTGCAGCAGCTCTTTGCTTAGCTAATTCATCAGCTTTAATCTGCGCTTCTGTTTGACCTTGAAGTTCCAATGCATTATGTTCTGCTTCTTGTGTGGCAACATCGCCTTCATATCTTTGGCGCATTTCATGTTCATGGCCTTCAGGAGTAAGAATTCTTTCTCCAGATAAAGCATCATGCAAAACATCACCAAATTCAGAGATAGTTGAGTCTGGAGATATATAACCGTATTGTGCCAATGCTTCACGCATCGTATCCAATGACTTAGCATTTTCTCCGGCATGGAATGCACGTCTAAAGCCAACACCTTTGTTCTTCATGTCAGCTGGATCAAGACCGAACTCAGATGCAGCTTCTTTAATATCCATACCGCCCATTCTTGCAATGGCAGTAATGATGTCATCGTTAACCGGATCAACAATACGTTGTTGTGCTTGCGTCTTCTTAGCAGCTTCAGATCTTTGCTGAGCTTGTCTTTGCTGAATAATCTCAGCTGGTGTTAATGGGCGCTCTGTAGGAGGCAAGCCGGCTTTAGCTTTTAATTCATCAATGTGATCTTTTAAAGCATTTAAATTCTCTTCACTTGGTAAAAAGATAGACTTATCAATTAACTCAGCTGCTTTTGTTTTTGGAGTATTCCAGCTATCACCCACAGCATTTCTTGTGTAGTAATGAAGATCTCTAAGTTCGCTAGTAAGTTTATTGAGCTTGTCATAGTCAGCACGTCTAGGACGTCTTAGATTGCTCATCTTTTCATTTAATGGCAATAACTCAGAATAGATTCTGTCAAAATCACTAATGCGCTTATCTAGTAAATCAAAGCTTGGGTTCTTAATATCTTCTGCAGGAAGACCTTCGCCCTTATAATCTTTAGCAGGCTCATGGAGTAAAGGCTCTGCCGCTTGAACAGGTGCAGCTTCTGGAATTGCAGGAGGAGTAGTCTCTTGGATTGCAGGAGGAGCAGCTTCTGCAGGCGCAGCTTCTTGTGCTACGGCTGGAGTTTCTACAGGACCAGCTGGGTTCTCACCTCTAGCTGCATTGTTAATCTCTGTATAGATGGTAGGTTTAGCTACTGGTCGTGCTGGTGTAGCTTCAACCGGTAATGCTAATGGTGCAGGCTGAGGAGCTGGACGTGGAGTTGCCATAGGCTGTGTTGCAGTTGGAGCAACACCTAAGTCTTCTGTATCAAATAGATGTTCTTCTTGTATGCCATGACCGCCACCTTCTGTTGGCTGAAATTCTCCTGCTGGTGGAATCTCTGGGCCTTTTCCTTTAAGTGCACCAAATGCAGCCTTAGCACCATGAACGCCTGCATCAAATACAGCAAAGTTGGCGGCTTGGTTAAGCACTTCTTGTGGGTTAATTTCTTGTCTTTCACCAAGAGCCATTTCACCAGTTTGTCTGGCTACATTAGTTCCAGCACCTAATGCTCCGGTCTTACCAACATTTTTAGCGGCATTTAATGCACGTTGAATACCTTTTGAAATTGCAACAGTTTCTCCAGTTCCTTCCGTTGCAGCAGCAAGTGCAGAATAAAGTGGAAGATCTGGAAGTGTTTCATATATAAGAGATTTAACAGTTTGTACTGGATGATGGACTATTTCAGATCCAAGCTGGCCTAAACTTTCACGCAATGATGGAGGCGCAGGTTCTGATGCTTCTTTTTGATCCTGTAGTTCTGCTTGTTGATTTCTTAAAGCTTTATATTCAGCATTGAATTGTTCATGATAAGCTTTAGGATTATTTTTAATTTCAGGACCAAAATTAGCAATGACATTTTTATCTGCCTGCTGCATATTTTGTTGATCACTATTAAGAGCACCTTTAAGATAAGTTCCGGTATCACCATGCAACATCCAATCTTTAAAACTCATTTCTGGACCAGTTCCAGCCCAGTTTATGTTTTGTTTTGGAGCGGCATTTTTATCTTGTGGTGCAGCAACAGGAACTGCTTGTGGCTCTTGATAATAACCAGTATTGTGCGCTAAATCATAGTTCTGATTAATCTTAGCAACATAATCAAGTCCTTTATCACCTAGATGTGATAAGTCGTTGGTTTTTAAATACTTATCTACAGTAGGCTCACCTTGATGATAAGCTAGAAGTGCAGTGGCAGGATCTTGATACTTATCAAGATTGTGTTTCATGATGGCAACACCAGCACGGATATTATCTTCCGGTGTCATTAGATCTTCTTTAGTAAAGCCAAAGCCTCTTGCCGTTGCAGGCGTAATTTGCATCACACCATAGGCATCTTGATTAGATACTAAAGGTTTTCTTTTATCGCCCTCACCAACATACTGAGACAGCCGGCTTTCTTGATAAGCTTGAGCAACAGCATAGTTTGGATCTATGCCTTGACGTTGAGCTTCCGTAGCAATTTGACTAGCCAGTTCTAATTGACTGTCACTTAACTTACTGACATCTATTGCCATTTAATATCCTTAAGACTGATTTTGTGCTGCTTTACGTCTTGCTAATTCCGCTGTGTATGCATCTATTTGTGGGCTTCCTGCACCAGGATTTGCTGATGCTGTATTCTCTGGTTTTGTTCCTGAGTTATGCCACCAATTAGAAATATTCTCTAATACTCCAGGTGGAGGAGCCGGTTGTGCTGGTGGTTTTGGCACCCTCATTGGAACTGGACTTCCTAAAATACCTGACATGTATGGAGATAAAGATCCTACCACATTATTCCATGCCATTGCATGAATAGTTTCAGATGGCAAGCCAGCAAATTGATTTTGTTTTCTTAGGTTCTCTTCTTCAGCACGAACAGTTGCCATGAAATCCTTACCGCCTCTTTCCTTAAGAGCGTCTTCACGATATTGATTTTGAAGATCTTGAGTTGCTTTAGTTTGACCAAGCGCCGCTTCTTTAGCTGCTCTTGATTGCTCAGCTGTGATAATGCCTTGTGCTAATTGTAATTGACGTGCTTGATCTGCCTTAGCTGCATTCATTTCAACATCTGCAACTTTATTAGCATCAGATACATTTTGAGCTTGTTGAGTACCATACCAATTCATAGCACCAGTACCTGACGCACCCACATTAGTAAGCAAGTCTGCAAAACCATGACCTGTACGTGATGGCGCTGACATTAATCCTAATCCAAAGCGCATTAAAGCTTCATCTTTCATAGTAGCTTTGCGATCTTCAATCTCTTTTTTGATGTCTGCTAAATGACCAGCAACAGCTTCTGTAGCACGGTCTTTACCCATTGCTTGAGCCAAGAATGCTACTTCATCAATTGTGCCATCCTTTTTAACAGGAATGTTAGCAAGACCTGCAGCCGGCTGATCTGGTGGCATAGCAACTGTATTAGGTTCTTGATCCGCAGCCGTCATTGTATAGCCACCACCATCTTGTGGAGCTGCTGGAGCTGCAGGCATAGGAAGACCTGGAACATTATTCATAAAATTAGATGCAGCACCTTGATCTCTCATTGAATCACCAATCAATGAATCTGCAGCTTCTTTATTTTTTTCTTTCTGAATTACATCGCCATCTGCAAAAGCTAATATGCCACCACTAGCTGCTCTAACCGTTGTTAAATCAGGAGGCGTTGCAATAGCGCCTAGGCCAGCTCTGTTTTGTGGAGCCTGAGCTACTTGCTGCTGTGGAGGCAAGCCTTGACCTGGCTGTGGCAATGGTAATGGTTGACTCAATACTTGAGCAGCTTGAGGATTATTAGCTACATATTGATTTAACCCAAGTTGACCTTGTGCTACTACTTTACCAATAGCACTTTCAGCTGGGCTTTGTTGTACTTGTTTGAGCTGATCATTGCTCATCATACGCATAGGAATTGCGCCACCAGCATCGTAACGTGATACTTTATCTTTTTGCAATCCACCACCGGCCGACTTATTCATTAATGAGCTTAAGCCTATACCAGCGGTACCAAGACCAGCCAATTGTTGTACAGCGCTTGGTGCAGCTTGATACATTGATGTAGTAGCTTGTTGCATTGGTAGACCACGCAACATAGAGTTGAGTGTACCCAATTGCAAGTACGGATATTGCTGTGCAGTAGCGTAGTTTTGAATTGCTTGGTTGATAATGTTTTGTTGTTGCGCTTGTTGTGTTGCACCTTGTTGTGCTTGTGTACCAATAACACCTTGTTGTGCACCCAATTGTTGAGTGCCAATATTTGCAAGGTTTGTACCTTGAGCACCTGCTTGAGCTAAGCCGGATAAGCCATATTGACCAGCATTAACTCCTTGACCAACACCTTGTAATCCTGTTTGTGCGCCAGCAATACCTGTATTAATTGCAGCATTACCAGCTTGCATACCTTGTAGACCAAGATTAGCAGCTGCCAATTGTTGTGCTTGAGCATTATTAAATGCAGTATTGTAGCCCTGACCAATTGCTTGATTCATTGCTGTATTTTTATTACGCTCATTTTCAGCGGCCATCAATGCTTCACGTGAGCCACCAAATGCACCTTGTTGCGTAGCATTAGCTTGTTCTTGTTGACCAGTAATTCCGTATTGACGTTGCATCTCTTGCAATTGTGGTTGCAATGATGATTGTAAATATGGGTTCATGTACGCTTGTACAGCATATGGATTGGTTGCTTGGTTAGCAAAGTTTTGACCAGCACCATAACCCATGCCAGCCATATTAGCAGCCATGTTGCCTAACATTGCACCTTGATTACCATAGCCCAATGATTGGCCCATTAGTCCTTGTGCTTGATTGGCAGCACCTAATGAACCATAGCCAGCTTGAGCAGCTAAATTAGAGCCTAAATCATACTGTCCTGGAACTTGTAGATTTGCTGCAGATGATTGCGCCTGCTGTTGTAATGGTGAAAATCCAGCTACATAATTAGCAGGATTATTGCTGTATGGAGTATAAGCATTAAAGCCTGTGCCAGATGGATTATAGATTTGTGATTGAGCTGCGTTCAACATGTTCGTGACATATGGCTGCGCATAGTCAGGAATGTTGGTATTCGTAACAGTAGTGTTAGTAGGGCCTGAAGGTGCAGATCCGCCACCCTCTAATGTCATACGTTTGCCAACTGGCTGGAATGCATTTTCTGGCAACATGTCAAAATGGTTATATCTCATATGGCTTTACCTACTATAAAATTTTTGTGAATAGTTTATCTGTATGTTTGTAACCTAAGTATTCAAACAATCTACTGTTATCTAAATGAATCTTTGTATGAGCAATGATTCGGTTGATGCCACGTTCTTTTAAAACTTTCTCAGCATATTGAAACAACTTAATGCCTACTCTACCCTTGCGATATTCTTTTTTGATAAAGTAAACATCTTCATAAGCAGTCTTACAATCTTTATAGTGCACATGTGGCTGGATAAAAAATGCAATATAACCAATGAGTTCGCCATCATTCCTACAAGTAATTGTACGCAACATTCCGGCTTGTGCCATTGCTTTGTATGCATCCCAATCAGGATTTAATGGAAACTCTTTTGTAACGCAAAGCTCATCATAGTGCAGTGGAAGAACCTGCATAAATTCTTCAATGAAATCTACACCATTAACGTCTTCGTAAATGATCATGCTGGTAAGTATTTATATGCTTTAGTATCTGCTGCAATATCTTTTGTGGCTGCACGTTTAGCTTTAATGCGATCCATCATTGCATATAGGCGCTTAGCACCAGCATCAGTTGAGCCATTGCCAAGTTCTGAAACAATACGTGCAGGAATAACGAACTCACCTTCAGCCAATCTAGCCGGCTGTTTGTGTCCGATAGATGCAGGGATTGAATCACTTACGCCATCGCCCGGTCCTTTAAGCAAGCTACCGCCATCTGAATATCCACCTAATGAACCAATGCCGCCCATGCTGTAATGAATATCACCACCATGAGCAAACTGTAATCCACCCTCTTTAGAGGTAACAGGAACTTGTGCTTGTTCTGCAATCTGTTGTTGAGCTACTACAGCCGGATCAGTTGGAATTACGCCTAATCCGCCAGCAGATGTCATGGCGCTCTTTCCTGGCATAAATGCGCCTGATCTTATATCATTCATCAATCCTACTGCACGTGCATAAGGATCAGCTGCTTTATACTTTTCTTCTGAGTATGCAACAATGCCTGGGTCATGAGCTGCAGAATGATAAGCCATATGTGCTGATGGCATTTCAGGCTTTGGAGTGCTCATCATTGCAGCACCCTTTTGAATATCTTGAATTGCATTGTATTTGCTATTTGTTGTTGAATCTGATTCAACATCATCTGTAGTCATGCCTTGATCAGCATAACGATTAACATCCATTAAACCACCACCAGCTGCTGTAAGTGGGTTATATGGAGTTTTTGCATAGTTAGCGTATTGTTCTTTATAGTAAGGATTTGGCTGTGCAGGAACAGTAGGGCCGGTCCATTGTGGATTAACTTTTAATCCCATTGGATTTGAATTGTCAGACTGTGTTGCTGTTGGAACCGGTTGGTTTACTGCAGACAAGCCTGCCATTAGTGGGCCGCCAAAAGCACTTAATGTTGCCATCTTTGCGCCAGGCTGAGCTAAGAATTGTGATGGATTATTAAATGCATCTTTAGCACCACTAGACAATTGATCCCATGTATATCCACCTTCAGTGCCTTTTACATAAGGACTAACATTAGCAGCTGTGGTTGTAGCAGCATTTGTAGCTGCATTAGCAGCGGTTTGAGTTCCTGGTGTATTATAAAGAGCCTTTAAATTATCCAATTGATCTTGTGTCATTGCGCTAGTATCCATTCCAGCAGGAAGTCCTGCTGAAGCAATACTTGGATCAACAGCTGTAGCTGCTGGAGCTGCACTAAAACTTGCTAAGTCACCGCCAAATGATGACCCTCCCCAAGCACCTAAGCCGGCCATTAAGCCTTGGCCAAGACTTCCGGTAAGCGCATAATCACCAGCACCAACAATTCCGGCTGCTAATAAAGGATCACCAGTAATAGCACCTAACGCCACACCAGCAACAGTAGGAAGTAATGCACTTAAGAAGCCAGCTTCAGGTAAGCCGGTATGAGGATTGATTGTTAATGAGCCACCTTTAGCTTCAGCAAGCTTTTGCAGTGAAGCAAGCTCACCAGTAGTCATATGGACTAGATGGGTATCATCCCCACGTCCGTGGGCTTCTAAATGTTTTGCTGCTAGTTGTAGGCTCATAATTGCACCAATTTGTCAATGTATTACATTTTATAGGGTTTTACACAATAGTGCCACTAGAATTTACCCAGTGTGAGCCATTATACCAAATTGGAATTCCAAGTGTGGTATCAAAGTAGGTAGCACCTATTGGTAAATTAAAGTTTGGTCTATGTGCTGTAGTACCAGAAGCAGGCTTAGCTGCATTCTGCGTAAAGTTATCTAATTGATTGAAATACAATCGTAATGCGTTAGTAAGCTGTATTTCATAATCAACAGAATACTCTGTTTGCGCTGTTGGTAAGTTAGGCGCAACGGTTGGTTTGACGGTGTAATTAACCGAACTCATCGTCTACCTGCTGGTTTAAGATCAATACGTGGAGTACCCAACTGCCATGCTACACCAAGGTCTGTTGATTTCAACTGGAAGGCCATCTGACGCCCACGAAGTCTTGTGTAAACTTGGCCGGTATATTGTTCTATCGTATACTCAGATTGCGTTTGGTAATTATTTGCACTGACCACAGGATCTATATCGGATGCAACATATGGTGCACCAGAATTTTGGCGTCCATATAAAGTCATTGTTACAGTTGGCTGATTTACTGTAGATCCATTAAAATTGACGTCAGGCAACATACGCCATACGAATCCCAAATGATCTCCAGCCTCAATGCCAAAGTCTGAAGATTGTATATATGAAACAATAGGTTGCGGTGAAGCTGTGGATACGTCATCAGTTCCTACCTCATGATATAGCAATCTGCTGTTGTAATCTGCCGCTACAGGATATGGATTAATACCATATTGCAGCCATGCTGTTCTAGCCATTGTTCCATATGACCACACTTTATCTAAGTAATTGTAAATCACATACTTATCAATAGTATTGTCTGAGCTTTCATTACTTACGTAGAACCACCATACTTCATTA